CCGCGGGCCAGCTGCAGCAGGATCTCGGTCAGCTGCTCGTTCTCCGCCGCCTCGTCGAGGATCTCCTCGACGGTGGCGTCCGGGCGCAGGCCCAGCGCGGCCATGGCCCGCTCGCCCTGCTCGGCGAAGAACTGCGCGATCTGCTCCTGGTGCCGGGTCACCCACGCGGCCAGGTCCTCCACCGACGGGGACTCGGCGGTCTCCGCCCGCAGCTGCGGCACCCGCGGCAGGGAGCGCTGCTCGGCCGGGGGCGCGCTGCCTGCGGGCGCCATGTTCAGCGGCTGCAGGTACTCGTCGCCGCCCTCGATGGGCGGCTCGTCCTCCTTGGCCCGGATCTCGTTGACGCTCATCCAGCCCCACTGCCGGGCCTGCGCATACGCGCCGAACCGCTGCGTGATATCCCCCCTGAGCAGTGCATCGGGGTTGAACTTCAGGTACAGGGCCGGGTCGCCGCCGAACAGTTGCCGGGCGGTGCGCTCCAGCCGGGTCAGCCACGGCAGCAGCGAGTAGATCACGTATCCGAGGGACTGCTGCTCGATCCCCGAACCCCACGAGGTGGACCGCTCGACGTCACCGATCATGTGCGGCGGCACGCCGAAGATCCCCGCGATCTCCGCCCGGGTGAGCTTGTACACCTCCAGGAACTGCGCGTCCGCCGGGGACAGCGTGGTCTTCTCCCACCGTGCGCCGCCCTCCAGCACGGCCAGACGGTGCGCCTTGTCGAAGCCCTCGTGCAGGTCCCGCCACTGGCGAGTCAGCCGCTCGTACTGGGCGTCGGTCAGCTTGCCCTCGACGGAGACCACACCGCCCGGGGAGGCGTCCCGGGCGAAGAACCCGCCGATGTACGCCGTCGCGGCGTACCCGGTGCCGACCGCCTGCCGAGCCATACCGATCGGCGACAGGCCCTCCACACCGCCGATGCCGAAGCTGCGGAAGTGCAGCAAGTTCTCAGCCCGGACCAGGCCGCCGTCCTCACGGATCGGCGCCCACTCATCATCGGCAAGGGTGATCTTGTAGACCAGATCGCCCGTTTCCTTCACCCGGCGCGGCTCCACGCTCGTCCACGCGACCGGCCACAGCCCCACCGGCTGGCCGTTGCCACCGCGCTCGACGTACACCGCCGCGTTGCCACGCAGCAGCATCCACCCCAGGACCTGCGCCCACATCTCCCCCGCAGGCAGACCAGGATTGGCCTGGTGCGTCAGCAGCGGCGCCGCCGGGTGCTCGTCGAACGGCACCCGCGAGACACCCTCACGGCGGAACACCCCGGCCGGCAGCATGCTGCCCGTCTCGGCCAGCAGCCGGATGCACGAGAACACCGCGGCGACCTGCAGCGCCCGCTCCGGGGTGACCGTGACCTCCGCCGCAGTCGAATATCCGGTCAGCGCCGGCAGGCTCTTGCGGCCGCGCTCCTGACGCCCGGCACCGCGGCCGAACAGGCGGCGAATCAGCGGCATCAGTCCTTCACCCCCTTCACATTGCCCAGGAGCATCAGCACCGCGCCGACCAGGAGCAGAGCCAACCCGGCCCCGACCACACCGCCCAGGCCGGCGCCAACCAGCACCAGCCCGGTTGCTCCCGCGGCCAGGCCGCACAGCTCGCACAGCCACTGCACCCGCTCGTCCACCAGGCCCCCTCTGCTCGTTCGTCAGGCACCGATGACGCGGATGCTGGGCTCCGGCTGTTCCTCCGGCTCCACCCGGGACAGGTGCATCGCCAACGCGTTCAGCCCGGAGGCCACACCGTCGATGCGCTTTGCACTGGTCTGCCGGTCGGGCTTGACCGGCTTCACGTAGCCGTCCGCGTTGGTCTTCAGGCCCACGCAGTCGATGTGCCAGCGCAGGATCGGATGCCCGCCGTGCGAGACGCGCCGGGACAGCACGAGGCGCTCCAGCTGCTGGCACGGCTGGTTCAGCCCGGCGTAGCCCTGCGAGACCTGCTCCATCTCCAGCCCGGCGTCCGCCAGTTCCTTCACGGTTTCGGTGGCGTTCCACCGGTCGTAGCCGATGGCCAAGATGTTGAACCGCTCGGCGAGATCGTCGGTGATCAGCTCCCGCACCGCGCGGTAGTCGACCACGTTGCCCTCGGTCAGCCGCAGCGCCGGCCCCGCGTGCGCCGCCGTCTTCGACCACCGCTCCAGCGGCACCTTCGTGCGCCGCTCCAGCTCCTTCACCCGATCCTCCGGGAGCCAGAAGAACGGGACCCAGATGTGCGGCTCGCTTGGGTCGTCCGGATCCTGCGGCGGGAACCACAACGAGAGCGCCGTCATGTCGGTGGTGCTGGACAGGTCCAGGCCCCCGTAGCAGTCCCGGCCCTCGAGAGCCGACAGCTCCACCGGAACCGGAACCCCCGTGCTGGTACGCGCGCACGCGTCCCAGTCCTCCATCCGCAGCCACCTGGTGGTCTGCTTCGTGCGGACGTTCAAGTGCAGCCTCAGGTAGCGGTTCAGCTGCTGCGGCGACCGCTGGGCCTGCGCGGCCTTGCCCGCCAGGTAGTCGGCCAGCACCGTCACCCCGTAGCCGGGATTCGCCGTGCGCAGCGTCTCCTCGGCAAACGGGTCGAAGTCCTCCGAGCTGTCGTCCGCGCCGAAGACGACACCCCACACGGTGGGGTCCTCGGCGTGCCCACCCGCCAGCGCCTCGATCTCCTCACGTTTCGTCGCGTAGATCGATCCCGTCTCGGCGCCGTCGTCCGCGGTCGTGATGAAGATGATGAGCGGCTGGGTGCGGGATCCGGTGCCGGTCTCCAGGGCGTCCACGACGTCGGGGTTCTTGTGGACGTGGACCTCGTCGATGATGCCGCCGTGGACGTTCAGGCCGTGCGCGCGCAGCCCCTCCGAAGACAGTGCCCGGAAGATGGAATGCGTGGTGGGGTGTTCGAGCAGCTTGCGCTGGATGCCCCGCCGCCCAAGGCGCTTTTTCAGCGGCGGCGACCCGGCGGCCATGTTCGCCGCGGCCCGGAACACGATGTTCGCCTGGTCGCGGTCACCGGCCGCGGCGTACACCTCGGCACCCGGCTCGCGGTCGGCGGCGAACAGGTACAGCCCCAGACCGGAGCACAGCGTGCTCTTGCCGTTCTTCCGGGGGATCTCGAACCACACGGTCCTGATGACCCGGTAGCCGTCCGGCCGCTTCAGCCCGAACACCGGCGCGATCAGGTAGCGCACCTGCCAATCCAACAGCTGGAACTGCCGCCCGGCGTGACGACCGATCAGCTGCTTCAGCAGCAGGAAGAACCGCAGCACCCGTTCGACTGCGGCCGGGTCGAACCACGTCCCGCGCTGGGCCGGGATCGGGGTGACCAGGAGCGGCTGGCGGCCCTCGGCGAGCCACTCGGTGCCCTGCACGAGCCCTTCATCGAGCCACCGGGCGACTGCGGCATCGATCTCACGCGTGAGCTTCGCGCGCAGTCCCCTAGTCGAGGATGCCGTCCCCCGGGTCATCGTCGTCACCCTCCGGCTTCACCGAGCGGAGGCGCGCGTTCGGCGTGATGAACAGCTCCTTCGCCAACGCCGCCACGGTCGTCGCCGCCTCCCGCCAGATCTGCCACCCCGGATGCTTCGCCGGCCCGTTCCCAGCCCGCCGCTCAGCCACCAGATCATCGGTCTGCAGCAGCTGCTCGGCAGCCACGAACTTGGACCAGGCCGCGCAGTACGTCGCCAGCGCAGCCCGGTCGACCTTGGCCAGGACCCCGAGCCGGTCCAGGTCCGGCACGATGCGCTCCCACTCGGCGCGCGCTTCAGCGTCCAGCCAGTCGGGAGCGTCCGGCACGCCAGGAGGAGCGGTGACCCGCTTGGGAGCACGCCGGCCGCCGGGGTTGCCGCGCAGGGCGCGGACGTTGTCCGGCATCGGGACGGGGCCGCGAGCGCCCATGATCACCTCCAGGCGTTATCACGGACCGTGATCGATGGTCACTCAATGCTCAGGAATGCGGGCGGAACTCGCGGTCGAGGTTGAAACACCCCCGCCTGCGTTCGGGGCCCTCCCCAACCGGCAAGATTTGCCCCCGCCCTGGGGGTCAATCACCTCGGTGGGGAGGCGTGTCCTGGTCGGCTCTGTATGTCCGCCACCAGGCTTCGATTGCATTCATGGTATCGCGTGGCCGGCGGTCCCGGCGGGCCCGGCGCAGGCATTCGTCCTCGGGTGTGGCCAGCAGGACGATGTCGGCCCCGGGCGCGAGGCGCTCGCGGTCGGCCTGGCGTGGGGCGGTGGCGATGATCCATGCGGCGCGTAGGTTGTGCGCGCGGTCCAGGCGGGCGGTGACTGCGTCGCGGGCCTCGGCGATGAAGGGTCGCAGCGCGGCCGGGTGGGCGTGGCTGTGGGGTGAGCCGAGGGCGACGGCCAGGGCGTCCCAGTCCACGACGAGGTCGCCGGGCTCGGCGTGCTCGCGCACCCAGCTCGTCTTGCCCGCGCACGGCG